ATTGCGTTTAATCCCATTTAATCACCTCATTGAAGGTCCAAAATTTTGCCTTGTCCTCGGAAGTAGGTGCAAACAGTCTCAGCAACGGTTCGGTAAAGCCCACGGTGTCCTAACTTGCCGTGTCCGAAAACATCAGCATTGATGCCGCCTTCAAAGTATTCAGTTGGCTTCAAAGTGCAAAGGAACAGATGGTCAGTATCAAGAATAAGCATATCCGAAACACCAGCACCACCAGTAGGCATATCCTTAACAGGAATAATTGGGATGTCGTGATAAGTAGCAACACGGAAGCCCATTTCTCTACCTTCAACACCCTTAATTCCGTTATGGGTTGGCGTGATTTCCGTTCTACCCATGAAACGCTCCTGTGCTTGTAGCAATTCACCGAGGGTTTGAATGGTATCGTATCCAGTCAAAATAACCTTGGGTTCTCCACCACGAGCCATCAAGTTGCGAATAGCCGTGTTTAGCAAAGCAACCGTAAGGTTTCGCTCGGTTCCTCCGTTAGCATCAACATATGATTCCAAGTAAGGTGTGTTGCTGGTGTGGCGAGCAGTTCCGTAAAGTTCGTTTTTACTCGTAAGGGTTCCCAAAGCGTCGGTTTCTGCAAAAGTAGCCACGATTTTGTAAAGGCTCATAAGCGAGTTATCAGCCTTAGTAGCGTGTGCGTCAATACCAGTTCCAGCAACGCCGGTTAAGTCTTGCAAAATCATTTTGTTCATTGACTCAGCGTGAGAAACACCGACTTCTTCACGGTAATTAGCGATAAGGTCGCCCAATCCATCGTCAAGACCAGCCATCAATTGTGCAATTTCGGAAATCTCAAAGGTGTGAGCAATCGTCTTAGGAGAAACATGAAGGTTCTTATAGACGGGCTTAACATTCGTGATACCCGAAAGTGCGGCATTCTCAGCCGTGCCACCCAAATCATCAAGGTCGGAAACACCGAAAGTATCAGCCGCACCACCAATGGCTCTTTCTGACATAATTCGCCAGCCACTAGACTTCCAAGGTTTCTTAGGAAGAATAGAAAGGGCGTTAATCTCACGGTTAATCATAGACCACACTTTTTGACCATAAATCAAATTGTGTAAAGTAGCATCTCCACCGGGAGTAGCCAAAGCGTGTCCAGCATGAATACCGGAAGTTGCGCCAGTTGCTTTCAAAAGGTTATCGCTACCCATTCCATAGGTTGCTCGCTCCAAATCTCCAATTGTCTTAAAATATCCACTCATTTTAAATACCCCCCTCGTGCTTTGAGAAGAGACCATGAATCTCATCCCAAGACATTTCGTTCACACGGGAAAAATCTTCGCTAAGTTGACGGGTTGATTCCTCAACCGTCTGTGCCTTAGCGATTTCGTTGTTTTCCAAACTCTTCTTCAAGGAAGAAAGTTCTTCTCGGAGTTTGGAAAGTTCACTTTGCGGGTTAAACTTGGACTTGGCAATTTCTTGCTTTTCAATCTCAAGTTCCTTAGCATAACGAGCCTCAAATTCAGCCTTAACCAAATCGTATGCTCGGTCCTCTTCTTTTTCTGCTCGGAAAGCCTCGTAAGCCTTCTCAAGGTTAGAAGAAGAAAGGTCAAGAGTTTCAACACCCTTTTCCGTTCTCATGTATTCAAGTTCTTCCATGTCGTCTTCTTCCTTCATGTAGTCTCCTTCTTCTTCTTCCATGAATGCGCTATCCGCTTTCATTTCTTCTTCCTTAGAACCGTAGTCTTCCGACTCCATAGTTCCGGCTTCTTCCATCTTCATATCGCGCTTCTCGTCGTCGGAATCATCCTTCAACAACACGGTATTTTTCAGTTCTGCCATTACATCATTAAATTCGGCTAATGCCTTTTCAATTTCACTCATTTTTTTGTCCTCCTTAATTATATTAAACTTGGCTTCGGGATTAATCCCTTCTTCACAAATTGTGATTTCATGCAATTCTAACTTGTCAATTTCTTTATAACTCCCAATGTCGGGGTCATATTTATTGGCTTTGTTAATTGCCTGTCCTCCAATTGAGAAGGAACGAAGTTTTCCACGACGGACATCCCTCGCTACTTCCTTTGCCTTCTCAATATCATTTCTTAACTTTATCACTACAAAAAAACCTGTATCATCAACGCCTGTTTTTAGGACTTTACCTTTGGAATCTGTATAATTGTCTAAGACTTCACCCACTTGAACATTAGAGTGGGTAATCATCACATTTCGGAAACGGTCATTTTTCATAAAACCGTCAGCCGCATCACGAATTGCGTTAAGAGTAATTTTATCGTTTTGCTTATCCACCACATCAACGGAGGCGTAGCCAGCAATAACACACTCTTTGTTTTCCTTAAGAATGATAAATTCCCCACCATCGGTAGGTAGATTACCAAACATCGGAGTCTCCAACTGCATAGTAAATAGTAGGTTAGAAGACTATATAAATATTATCTAGTTTCTGCTAGTTTATTTTGCATTTTGTTATACTTATCCCCTCTAGCATCGTAAAGGCCCTCATTAGATTCCTTCGGTGCTGGTTTAGTTTCGTAGCCTGTCCAAGCCAACCACATTTCTTTTTCGTCCACGGGGAGGTATCTAATGTGAAGTTTTGAATCAATGTCCTTTCCTTTTAACATATATTCGTGATAACCATGTCGGTGTGCGCCTAACATAACCTTTCCTTTATCCATTAGAATATCATCCTGTGGGGTGGAGACTAACTTACAGGGATATTTTCCTGCCTCTCCTAAAAAGTCATAGAGGTTTTCCTTTGACTCTACATCTATTTCCCAAACATTCTCAAAGTTCTCGTGCTTGACGACGAAGTAAATTTTTTCATCCTTACTTAACCACATCAAGAAGTCTCCGACTTTTTTATCCATTTTATTAAGGGTTTTATCGTCGTGATGAAACTTATCCCTTCCAACGATACCGTATGCGTCCCCCATTTGCATAAGTCTCTTTTTCATTTTAAGCATACCATTTTTATCACCAAACAAGCGATTAACTAAATTTGCATCATGTTCCATCGCTTTTTTGTAAATGTTTTCAATACTAAGGGTCCCGTGGTTTTGTAAAATTTCTTGAATAAAGGACATAAATCTACCATTATCCTTGCCGTAGGCTCTCTTGATTTCCTTCTTCCATACCTCCATATCGGGGTATGCATTCTTTGACATGAGATTCTTTTCCTTGAAGCCGTGAAAAATTAAACCGTCCATGTTTAGTTCCAAGTCCATTTTTGCAATACCGTGAATACCATCAGTAATAACATAAGACTTTTTGAGGGCCTCTACTGTGTAGTCAGCCAAACTTTTCTTCCCATTCTTAGTCAAGAACTCTAATGTAACAAGTTTATCCGATTCTGTAACTTCGGGAATTTCGTGAAACTTAGCATTATAAAGGCTATACCCTTTCTTGGCATTACCCATAACTTCGTCTACCTTCACACGAATAATTTTACCTTCTTCTACATCGGCCTTAGTATTTACTGTTTTACCAACCTCAGCGTAATACTCTCCGTTAAATTCCTTTGCCTTTGGGGTGTCCTCTTCTACTGGCCCAATACCGACGATATAAGTATTGGATTTATTTTTATTAATTCTTTTTGATAGGACGATTACATCTAAATCAATAATTTTTTTCCACTTAATCCACTTCGGATTTTTTTTCTTCCCAATAACATAGGAAGACTTTGCATCCTTAATAACTACGCCCTCGGAGGTTGGGTTATTCATAATTTCCATAGCATATTCTTCAATCTCCTCGTAGGAGTCTGCTTCCCTAGTGTTATTTTTGTTAGGAAAAAGAACAATCTCATTTGTAAGGGCGGTAAATTCTGCAATTAGAATTTTTAATCGGTCTTCCATTTTTTCCATAGCCACGGATTCATTATCATAGGACATAATATCAAAGACATGAATTTTAATATCGCCCTCTTCTCTTTCCTTTTTGTTAATGTAGGCTAAAGTGTCAGCACGAATTAGTGGCTCATTGTTTTTGTATAGGACAGCCTCTCCGTCTAAAATGCAATTCTTAACTTCCTTCTTTTTTAGATAGTCTACGCACTTTGGAAATTTTTCTGTAATGTCGTTTCCATTAAAGGAATAAATTTTTAAACTATTTCCGTCTTTATGAATTTGAACTCTAAGCCCGTCGTATTTTTCTTGGACAATGAACTCTCCCGTCATTCCTTTAATTTCTCTTAAATCGTCTATGTCAAAAATTCTATACATGGGTTTATTAGGGGTAATAAATTTAACCTTCTCTTCTTCCTTCATTAAGACGGGCCTCGTTGTAAGGGAAGAGTATAACTGCCTTGCCCTTCTATCCTTAACATCTAAAGTTTTATCCGAGTAAAGAATATCCGATTCTAAGTTAGGAAAAATTTCTTTATACTTATCCTGTTCTAGTAAATTTCTCAATTCAACGACGAGTTTTTCCCATTCATAGTCGTAGGCTTTGGGGTTCTCAATAGCCGTTAAATAGGTAGCCTTAACTCTATTAGTTAAGGAGACCGTATTTTTATGAATAGAAAAATTGTCGGAAAACATATTCCTCGCCCTCATGCTTCATCGGAGGGGACAAATGCGGCTTCTTCACTAACCTTCAAGGTGTGCTTATAGCGGCGAAGTTTTTCAAGGGCGGTTT